CCAAGATTATATCATATTATAAACTACTCTGTTAATTTTGTCAACTAAATAATGTATAGGAGATCTAAATAAAATGTCAACCATTTTCAAAAACGGAATAGTATCAAAAAACGGTGTCAACCAAGGTGTTAACACTCCACCAACCGGCACTAACGCACCAGGGCAAAACGTTGCTTCTGGAAACGTTCCGGATTTTTTATCGGGCGGATGGAACAAAGCCAAAGACATTGGACAAAAAGTATTCAGCGGAGTAGGTGAAACAGCAGAAAACTTCATGAGCAACCTCCGCGGTAAGAATTTACCAGGCATGCCAGGCACTGAACTTTCAGCTGATGGTAAAGCGTTTTGGGGTTACGGTGATTTAGAGGATAGAGATTGGCGAGTGTCTTTGAGTATGCCATCGTCTTTTGAATTAAGTACATTGTTAGAACCTTTGACGCAAACAGGAAATAAAATGGTATTTCCGTATACGCCAACTATTATCTTGAGTCATTCAGCAAATTATAACCAGATACAACCTATACATAATAATTATCCTTTCTTTGCATACAACAACTCACAAGTGGATCAGCTTGTGATTACAGGACAGTTTTACTGCCAAAATAGTATAGAAGCACAGTATTGGATCAGTTGTTTGCATTATTTGAGAACAGTTACAAAAATGAATTATGGTGTAGATACTTCTGCATCAAAAGGAGCACCTCCTCCTATTGTAAAATTAAACGGATACGGTGATTATATTTTCAAAGAAGTACCAGTAATAATTACACAGTTTACAGTTGACTTACCAAACGAGGTAGATTATGTTGCAACAGGTTTTGCAGTGCCGTCGACAGGAGATCCAGAAGCGGGTGGCGCAGGAAGCCAAGCAACTCCTTCAGATGTTACATGGGCACCCACTGAATCACAATTCACAGTAACTTGCCAACCTGTTTACAGCAGAGACAAAGTACAGAAATTTGATTATAATGCCTTTATCAGAGGCGAAAACCTAAGTGATGGATATATCTAATGAGCAGTAGTCCTTATTCAAAAACAAATTTTTCACCAGATGGTACTTTAGGTATTTTGACAATCAGACCTGTACCAGCGTATAGCGATGATGCTTTATATACAGTAGAACCACAATATCATCAACGTCCTGATCTGTTAGCTTATGACTTATACAAAGATCAGAAACTATGGTGGATATTTGCACAAAGGAATCTAGACGTAATGGAAGATCCTATTTACGATTTAACAGCAGGAAAACAAATCTACTTACCACAAGCGGACAAAGTAAAAGAAGAACTAGGAGACTAACATGGGTTATGTCTACACGGGTTCAGGCAGAAATAGAAAAAAAGTCTTAGACAGCTCCGGAAATCCAGTTAGATCTGGTAAAGTAGAAAAAGAGCCACCAGCAAAACAACTTACACCAGAAGAACAAGAAGCAGGACGTCAGCAATGGAATAGTCTTGTAGATGCAGGAGTAATTCCAGGTGGATTACATGTTGGTAAAGACGGAAGCATCGGCGGTAATACAGTAATCTCAAGTGCAACTGATGTCAAAGAAGGTAGTGCAACAGTTGGCACAGATTACACAGATGCAATTATGAGAATTGGACGTGCGGCAAGCACAGCTGGAAAATTACCTCTAACAAATGAATTAGAAAAATTTACTTCAATAAATCATATTTTTAGTTTTGGTTGTTTGTCAAACGAAGAACTAAACTTTCCTGACAAAACTTACAGAAGAAATGGTATACAACCAGGACACATGGTTTTACGTTCTGGAGGAACACCTGCAGATTTCAAACCAAGAACCTATGCAGAACATGTTTATAAAATAGATACAGAATATTTTATTGACGAAGTTGAAATAGGAACATGGATTGCTCCAAATCCTAAAAGTAGGGCAACAAACTTTCATACAATTACTTTTAAAGTTACAGAACCATACAGCATGGGACAACTTTTACAAACAATGCAAATTTGTTCTAAGAATGCTGGACATTTGAACTATTTGGAAGCACCTTGGGTTTTAATACTTGAAACAAAAGGATATAATGATAGTCAAAACTTAATAACTGGTCCTAAAAGAATTTTTCCTTTAAAAGTTGTAAGTGTGCAATTTAATGTTACACAAGATGGTGCCATTTATGATTTTGTTTGCAGTGCGTTTAATGACGAAGCATACACTGATCAAGCACAGTCAATACCAATGGACGTATCTATTTCAGGTAGAACTGTTGAAGAATGTTTGCAGTCAGGATTAAACAGTTTAACATCTGCTCTTAACACTAATTTATTAAAAATTCTCAGTGAATCAAAGAATCCAAAAATTGACACTGATGAATACATGATTATATTTCCAAAAGAAATAGCAAGTTCTGGTTTTTCTGATCAGTTTGGATTAGTTGACAGCAGTGCTTTGTCAGGAGATATGGCAAAGAAAGAATTCACTGACGAAGACATCAAAGGTGCTTTTGAATCAGCTGACTCTAATAACGCTGGTGTAGGGTATGTTGAAGCTGGACCACCAGGAACAACCACTAAGAGAAGTTTTGTTGAAAATAGATTAGGTTACAGTATAAAAAGATCAAACCTTAGTGAAGCATTAAAGAAAAAGTTTACTGGCATAGGTGGAGAAGTAAATGACATTGGTGCAGGAAAATTTTTAACAGCAGATCCGTTAAGTTCAGGAAACATGAACTTTGGTTTATCTCAGTTTGCTTACAACAAAGATTCTAACATTTTAGAGAGAAAAGGAGTAACAGTAGACACCTCTCAAAGAACTATTCAATTTCGTGCTGGAACAAAAATACAAAAAATAATAGAAGAGATTATTTTATTAAGTGATTTTGGAAATAAGATTACGGAAGAAGGAGTAGCCGCTAAGAATGGATTGATACGTTGGTTTAGAATACAATCAAATGTATATCAATTAGATAGTAAAGATTATGAATCAATTAACGGTAGGTCTCCAAGAATATATGTCTATAGAGTTATACCTTATGATGTTTCTAAATCAGTATTTCAAATGCCCAACGATCCACCTCCGGGTTATGCTGAACTAGAAGCACAAGCTGTGAAACATTACAATTACATGTATACAGGACTAAACAAAGACATTCTTGAATTTGACATACAATTTAATAATGCATTCTATTCGTCAATTAGCAGTGTGAACAATGCCGCCAATACTAAGGACTCTGAAAAAGGTAAAGCAACACCAAATGCGGAGTTTGCAAGTTCTGGCGAATCTGCACATCCTTTCAGCACAGGACAAAAAGCGGCCCATGATAATAATCCACCTCCATCTGAAGCACCAGGAAGTGTGGAAGAAAAAGCCGCTTTAAAAATTGCTAGACAATTCAATGAAGCAGTAATGAATAGTGATGCTGACTTGATCACTGCAAGAATGACCATAATGGGAGATCCTTATTATATTGCAGATAGTGGTGTAGGAAATTTTAACAGTGAAGCAACAGCATATTTAAACTTGAACGCAGACGGTTCGATGAACCATAGTAACAGTCAGGTTGATGTTTTGATTAATTTTAAAACACCTTTAGACATCAATGCAGAAACAGGACCGCAGTTTTCCGGTAGTGCTATCGGAGTTAAAGACTTCAGTGGATTGTATCAGGTAATTAGTGTTAATAATAGTTTTAGACAAAATGAATTTACACAAGAATTAGAATTGGTAAGACGTAAGAATTATCAAATGAAAGATGCAGAAGTATTAATTGTTGAAAATCAGCAAGTGCTTAAAAAGAAATATGATGCCGCTGTAGCAGATGCTAAAGAAAACGGCGACAAATACGATATTGCTTTTGCTCTTGCAGACAAAGATGCAGATGGAAGGCTTACTGTTGCAGAACTTAGAGATTTTGAAACAGCAGTTGGTGCTGACAGTGAAGAATTTAAAAATGCAAAAATTAAAGCACAAGGTAAGGCAGATGAAGCCAGAGAAGCAGATGCAAAAGCATTACAGGCTAAACAAGATCAACAGTTAAAAGACTTTAGAAACATAGAAGCATCTTATGGAGCAGGTTCTTTAAACAATAACGCTGTTGACCTACCAGGTGATGACGGCGACTACGGTCCAGGACCGCAATAAGGAATAAAAAATGGCAATGCATAAAAGAACAGTAGGAGCACCAAAAAGAACAATGCCTCCTGGCCCATTTGTTGCAAGAGTCATTAGCCATTTAGATCCTAGAAGAGGTGGAGCGTTAAGAGTTGAACTGCTTACAAATGTTACTGAAGGAATAAAGGATCTTGAACCAGGGCAGTTATTTACTGCTAGATATTGTTCTCCTTTCTACGGAGTTACAAGTATTGATTCTAACACAAAGAATTTAGAATATAATGCAAGTCAACAAAGTTATGGGTTTTGGGCTGTACCACCTGATCCCGGAACAAAAGTTTTAGTCATATTTGCAGAAGGACAATCCAGCCAGTGTTATTGGATTGGTTGTGTGCAAGATGAATTTATGAATTACATGGTTCCACAAGGTCAACCTGTAGACAAGCCAGAAAACATTTTGCAAGAACCTGTGCCTAAAGATTACAAAGATAAAAAATTACCAGTAGGCGAATATAATAAGAAAAGAAATGATCTTCGCGGAGAAGATCCAGATAAGTTTATGAAGCCACATAATCCTATGTTCACATCTGTGCTTGCAGGACAAGGATTATTAGACGATATTCACAGAGGACAATCTACTTCAAGTGCTAGAAGAGATATACCTAATACTGTTTATGGATGGAACACACCTGGACCGTTAGATCAAAGGGACGGAGCACCTAAAGGAACCTATGGTGAAAAGGGACAAGCAATACAATATTGGAGAAGTAGGCTTGGCGGCAGTTCATTTGTAATGGATGACGGCGCATCAGCAATATATAGAATGGGTATAGCAAAAGAAAATCCTTCTGTATACTACGATATTGAAAATACACCTAGCAATGTGTCAAAGGTAGATAAAACTTTACCTTACAATGAATCAATAAGACTTAGAACAAGAACAGGACACCAAATACTTTTACATAATAGTGAAGACTTAATTTACATAGGAAACGCAAAAGGAAGTGCTTGGGTAGAATTAACAGCAAATGGAAAAATAGATATCTATGCTCAAGACAGTATTAACATTAGGACTGAAACTGATCTTAATATAAAAGCTGACAGAGATATTAATATTGAATCAGGAAAAGACATTAACATAACAGCTGGTAGAAATTATAAATTGATGGTCAATAATGATAGAGATGTCAAAACTAATAAAAATGAAACTACATTTGTTGGTAAAGACAAAAATGACTTTATTGGTGATAATAGATTAGTGATGGTAGGTGGCAACGAAGACAAGCAGGTTAAAGGCACACAAAGCAATACAATAAGCGGAGACTACAACTTACAAGTAAGTCAAGATGGACACATTGCTATTAATGCTAATTTCCATAGCAAAATAGTAGGAGACTATCGACAAACTGTAAATGGTGCATTTAATCTTAACACTGTTGGCGATAATAAATTCACAAGTGGAGCAAACACACAAATTAAAAGTGCATCTGCAAATAAACTAGATGCAGGAACAATTACAAGCATTTTAAGTGTCGGTACTCATTCAGAAACAGCATCACAGATTCATATGAACAGTTCTGTTCCTGCTACAGCGGCAGACACAGCAGACGCTATTGGAGATACGTTTACAAAACCAGCAACGGATGAATCAGTTGATGACAGTGATCAAATTTTAGATAAAGACGGAAATCCTATTGATGGATTAAAAGTTACGCAAGATGCCGCAAGAGCAAGCGAAGCAAAAACAGCATTACGTCCAAGACGTATTCCGAAACACGAGCCATGGACAGGACATGAAAACATCAATCCAGGAGGACACACAGCAAGCAATACAGCAAGCATTGAAGCACCTTCTCCTGAAGTAAGAACACAAACTCCGTTGTTGGACAAAGATAGTGACATACCTGACTATTCAGAAACTTCAGGTATTTACAGAGCTCAGGATCCTTATGTTACAAACGCAGACGGACAAAGAGTAAGAGAAGAATTTAATATTGATAAAGTTTCCAATAAAAACACTGACAATTTGTCAGGAAATAAACCTGCAGATCCTGTACCAGTAAATGAAATGCAAGAATACATGTTAGGTGAACTTATTAAAGGTTTAGGTTTACCCGCCGCAACATGTTTGAATTCAGCCAATCCTGCAGATTTAGCACCAGGCGAAGTACCAGGAAACGCACAAGCACTTGCTATGGCACTTGCACAAGTTCAAAAAGAATGTAACTTTGAACCAAGATCAGAAAACATGAATTATAGAGTGTCAACATTGCAACGTGTGTGGCCAAACAGGTTTGGTGGTGCTCAAGGAAAACGTAAAGCTGAAGCACTTGTAAACGCAGGTCCTCCTGCTATTGCAAATTCGGTTTACGGAAATAGAATGGGTAACGGTGGACCAGAAACAGGTGATGGATTTAGATATAGAGGAAGAGGACTAATACAAATCACAGGAACAGACAACTACAAAAAATATGGCGGACTTGCTGGTGTTGACATTTACAATAATGCAGACATGGCGAACGATCCAGAAGTTGCAACAAAGATAGCTGTAGCATATTTAAAAAGCAAAAGTGTAACTTGGACAAGTTTTAATTTTAGCAGTTTAGGAAGTGAATTTAAACGTGCAGTTGGATATGCAGACTCTGGAGGGTCTAATACCAACGACAGAATAGGTTTAGGAAAAGGTTTTTACCAAAGGATTGTAGGCGGAGAATTGAAACCTCGTGCAAGTCTTTCAACAACGACACCGATTGATGTTGGTGCAGGATCATCGCAGGTACAATAATGCCAGGACTACATACAAATAATCATACAAGAACTTGCGGAGCAAAAACAGTAGTAACCGGGCAGTCAACTGTCTATGCTGAATCACAACTTGTTGCAGTAAATGGTGATAATAACAGCCATGGATCGGGAAGTTTAATAGCAGGATCAAATCAGGTATTTGCTAATGGGATAGCGGTGGTTAATAACACACCGGATTCAGCTAATGCTGATGACCTTTGCGATGGAAATAGTCATTGTAGTCCAAACACATCTCAAGGGTGTACTACTGTATTTGTTGGAGATTAACATTAGGTAAATATTATTATGGCACAGAATCTTTATAAAGAACTATCAATAAAACCACAAAGGAAACCTGAGCCTCCTATTAAGCAAAAGTCTTATAGAGGATTCAGCACGGTTAATCCTGAGAACACAAGTTTTCAGCAGTATGATCTTTCTTTAATAAAACAAGATTTGTTGAATCATTTTAACATAAGACAGGGCGAAAAAGTAGGAGATCCTACGTTTGGATGCATCATATGGGACGCTTTATATGAGCCACTTACGTTAGAACTCAAAGAAGCAATTACAAGAAACGTTACAAATATTGTTAATTTCGATCCAAGAACAAGGGCAAGTGCAGTAAGTGTGACTGAATTTGAGAAAGGTTTACAAATCGAGTGTACCTTAACTTATCTCACGTACAACATCAGCGAAAATCTAAGATTACAGTTCGACAAAGATGTTGGACTACTGTGATAGAATTAACCGCACACTTAATTAAATATCATAAATACTGTAAGTTAAGATAAAGGATTACAAATGTCATCTACCGACAGACAAAATAGATTGTTATTAGCTGAGGATTGGCGTAAAATTTACCAAAGTTTTAGAAACGCTGAGTTCAAAAGCTATGATTTTGATACCCTCAGAAGGGCTATGATTTCATATCTTAGAACTAACTATCCTGAAGACTTTAACGATTACATCGAAACTTCAGAATACCTTGCTCTTATTGATATTATTGCATTCCTTGGGCAAAACATTGCATACAGAGTTGATCTTAACGCAAGAGAAAATTACTTAGAATTAGCTGAACGTAGAGAATCTGTTCTAAGGTTAGCAAGACTTTTATCTTATAATCCTAAACGTAATCAAGCCGCTAACGGACTTTTAAAGTTTGATACAATTTCTACTACAGAAAGCATTGTAGACAGCAATGGTACAAATCTCGCAGGACAAACTATTACTTGGAACGATCCATCTAACAGTAATTGGGCTGAACAATTTACAAGAGTATTGAATGCAACATTACCTAGTAATAACATTATCGGTAAACCATCTAAGACGACTACGCTTAACGGAGTATTGACACAGAGTTATAGAATGAATAGCTCTAGTTCAGATGTGCCGGTTTTTAGTTTTAGCAAAGGTGTAAACGGAATACCTACTCAGTTTGAAATTGTATCAACAGATATAAACTTAGACAAATCTATAATAGAAGAAGAAATTCCATTACCTGGAAACCAAGTGTCATTTTTATACCGTGAAGATGGTAGAGGCAATGGAAGTAGCAACACAGGTTACTTCATGCACTTTAGACAAGGATCACTTAACAGTGGAGAATTTATTATTGATAATCCTTCTTCTAATCAAAGAATAAACATTGAAGCAAATAACATTAATGATTCTGATGTATGGTTGTATAAATTAGACCAAAACGGTAACATTGAAAAACTTTGGACAAAGGTAGATGCAATAGAAGGAAACAATGCAATTTACAATAGTCTTGCAAAAAGTATTAGAGATTTTTATGTAGTGCAAACTCGTAAAGATGATGAAATTACTTTTGTGTTTGCAGACGGAACTTTTGGAAACATACCAAACGGACCTTATAGAACTTTTTATAGACAAAGTGCAAACAGATCAATGCGTATTACTCCTGAAGATTTGACAGATATTAATTTAAGTATTGACTATGTTAGTGCAACAGGAAAACTTGAAACTCTTACAATGGGCTTAGAATTGAAAGATGTCGTTACTAATGCAAGTATTACTGAAACAAGTGCAAGCATAAGAAACAATGCACCACAAACTTATTACACACAAAATAGAATGATTACAGGAGAGGATTATAATATTGCTCCTCTTACTTCAAATCAAGAAATTGTAAAAGTAAAATCATCTAACAGGATTTCAAGTGGTATAAGCAGATACTTTGATTTAAAAGATGTTACAGGAAAATATTCAAGTACAAACTTATATGCTTCAGACGGAATAATTTATAGAGAACCGTATGAAGCAAAAAATTCTTTTACTTTTAGTAACCAAACAGATATCGAAGGACAGATAGAAAATTTAGTTTTGCCTATAATCCAAAGCAGAGCAATTAGTAATTTCTATTTTGGAAATTATGCAAAAATTATTGTTAGTGATCTAAATGCAACCTGGACACAAAGTACAAAGTCAACTAATCAATCTACCGGATTGTTGAAAAACACAAGTGGTACTCCTTATCAGGTAGGAGCATTTACCGGCGGTTCATTGAAATATGTTGAACCAGGAGCATTGTTGAAGTTTGTTGCACCTGCAGGTTTTTATTTTATAGGTGAAGGAGAGTTAACTAATGATGCTAATGCCAAAGGCTCAAGCACATACAAATGGGTGAAAGTAATCAGCGTAGACGGTGCAGGAACAAATGTAAACAGTACAACAGGTGCAGGACCAATAGTGTTTAATGAAATACTACCAGCGAATAGTGTGCTTGAAGAAGTAAAACCTAAATTAGTGAAAGATATTACATCAGATGTAAGGTCGCAAATTATTGATCAGGTTTTTGCTTTTAAAACATTTGGGCTACGTTATGATCAAGTTAATAGAATTTGGCGTGTGATTATTAATGAAAACTTAAACATTTATGATTCTTTTAGTAATGGTAAGACAGGTGACGTAACAAATAACCAACTAGATGCAAGTTGGATATTACTATTCCAAACTAATGGTGAAAAATATACAGTAACAAATAGAGGATTGAGATATATTTTTGAAAGTGATAAGGAAATTTCATTTTACTATGATGGTCAAAGTAAAATTTATGACTCAGCTACAGGACAACTTGTAAAAGATAAAATCAGTATTATGAATTTCAACACAAAACCAGACAGCTTGGAAAACTTTAACAATGATGTTAATTGGGAAATTGTTAAAGAATATAGAAATGCCGACGGATACGTGAATAGTAAAAAAGTTGAAATTAGTTTCTTTGACCTAAACGATGACGGATCACTTGATGATCCTGATATATTTGACAATGTTGTTGCTCCAGATACCAACAGTCTTTCCAAATATATTTTCTTGAAAAAGGAACTTACCGATCAAGGATTTAACAAATACAATTATTATCCTGAAGGGTCTAAAATTATTGTCAAGGCAACGGAAATAGATATCGGTGCTTATACGCAGTATGAAAATGATCCACAAATTTTCTACATTGTTGATCAAGGAAACTTTAAAATTTTATCAAATGGAGATATGAGTTTAACAAGTGATTATCTTGCTTATACTGGTAGAGCTGATTTGAAATTCCATTATGTGCATAGTGCAAATGAAAGCAACAGGATAGATCCTAGTGTATCAAACATAATAGATGTGTACATGCTTACAAAATCTTATGATAGTAGTTTTAGAAAATATCTTAAAGGTACAATAACAAATAAACCACTACCACCAAGCGTAGATGAATTGTTTCAACAATATGGACAAAATATAAACAAAATAAAGAGTATCAGTGATGAAGTAATTTATCATCCAGCAAAGTATAAAATATTATTTGGAGACAAAGCAGATGAAAATCTGCAAGCAGTATTCAAAGTGGTAAAAAACACTGAGAACGTTGTTAACAATAACGATATTAAGGTAAGAGTAATTGCCGCTATAAACGGATATTTTGCTTTACAAAATTGGGATTTTGGAGAAACTTTCCATTTTACGGAAATGGCAACTTATGTAATGAATGCCTTAGCACCAGACTTACTAAATTTTATAATTGTTCCTAAACAAGGAACTTTATCTTTTGGTAGTCTGTATGAAATAAAAAGTGAAAACGATGAAATATTTGTAAGTGATGCAAAGGTGCAAGATGTAGAAATAATAGATTCTATTACTGCTTCACGTATTCAAGCTACGGGCAGTGTAGTTTCTACTACAGCAACAACTAATACAGGAATACAAAGTCAAGCATTGACTGTAACCTCCACATCTGCTACAACAACCTCTACGTCAACATCTACTTCTACTTCTACTTCAACAAGTAGTAGCAGTGGATCTTCAGGATCAAGTGGTTCAGGCGGATCAGGATCAGGCGGATCAGGATCAGGCGGAGGAGGTAGTTCTGGCGGCGGTGGAGGCTACGGTTACTAATGGCACAAGACGAAAAACCAATTCAAACAGGCAAAGATGAAAAAAGAGAAGTAGCATCTCTTTTACCAAGATACTTTCGTACGTCTGCTAATAAAAAGTTTTTAAGTAGTACGCTAGATCAAATGATGCAACCTGGCGTCATTGAAAAGGTTGACGGATTTATTGGTAGGAAAGATGCTAAAGCATTTAGTGCCGACGACAATTACGTTCCTGAAATAAGTTCAGACAGAGAAAACTATCAATTAGAACCTGTAGCTACCATTCAAAATAATATAGGCGAAACTATATTTTACAGAGATTATAGAGACTATGTAAATTCTGTTAAAATAAGAAATGCAGATACTACTAATCACAGCATTTTAAATGGGCAAGAATATTATGCTTGGGAGCCTCATATTGATTGGGATAAGTTTACTAACTTTAGAGAATATTATTGGCTTCCTACTGGACCTGATAGCATTCCGGTATACGGAACAGCCAGAGATATAACCAGCACCTACAACGTTAAAAAACAGTCTAATGTTGATAACGATTCTTATGTCTTTTCAGATGAGAATGCAATTTCTAATCCTACTCTTACGTTATACAAAGGCCAGACATATACGTTTGATATAGATGCGGAGGACATGCCTTTCACCATTAGGACTTCAGTGAAGGTGGATGATGATTCAAATTTATACAATACAGGAGTAAGTCAACAAAAAGTAGAAAAAGGAAAAGTAACCTGGGAAATAGATTTAGAAGCACCTGATACTTTATATTATGTAAATGGAAACGATATTGAAGCATCTGGATTAATAGTAATAAAAAATATTATAGATAATACATCTTTAGATGTAGGTGCTGATATCATTGGAAAGAAAACATATACAATGCAAAACGGTTATGCATTGTCCAATGGAATGAAAGTAGAATTTTTTGGCAATGTAACACCAGCAAGTTACGCAGAAGGAAAATATTATGTAGAAGGTGTTGGAGATTCTATTAAATTAATTTCAGAAGGTGATTTAAGTGTAAGTGCAGGATACTTGGCTGATATCAAAACAGAATTTGACGGCAATTCATTTGATGCAGTTCCTTTTGATGATGCTTTATCTTTTGCTAACAAAAAAGATTACATCTGTATTAACAAAGCATCTAAAGATAGAAACCAATGGAGCAGATACAATTTATGGACACACAAGTCTGTGTTAGAAACGACTGCCGCTATAAACGGAACTCCTGTTGAAATTGATCAAAACTTTAGAGCAACAAGACCTATTATTGAATTTGAAGCAGGATTAAAATTAGTTAACTTTGGTACAGAATCAAAAACGTCTGTTGATTTAGTTGACACTGTAACGAAAGATGTTTTTTCAGATATAGAAGGACAAGTAGGTTATTTTGTTGATGGAACTGAGCTTGTTACAGGAATGCGTGTTCTGTTTACAGCTGATCCAGATTCATTAGTCAACGGTAAAATTTATACAGTTACATTTATAAATCACAATGGTACAAATCAGATTGCACTTAAAGAAACAACAGATACAACACCATTAGAAAATCAAACGGTTCAAGTTAAATCAGGAACAAATTTCAAAGGTAAGGTATTTTGGTATAACGGCACCACTTGGAGACAAGGACAAGATAAAACAAGTGTAAACCAGCAACCGTTATTTGATATGTACAACAATGAAGGTACATTGCTATCTGCGATTGATGGTAGCACATTTAAAGGTAATAAAATATTTTCTTATAAGCAAGGCGAAGGAACCAATGATACAGAATTAGGATTTCCGTTATCTTACAGAACTATAGAAAATAGTGGAGATATCACGTTTGATTTCAATTTACTTAACGATATGTATCAATATGATCAAGGAACAAATGTATTAAAAGTAAAAACTGATACTGCACTTTTAAGAAAGTACACAAATAGAACAACATTTACAAGTGTATCTGGTTGGAAAAAGGCTCCAACCAAATCAGAGCAACCAGTAATTTTACAATATGTTACAGGTCCTAGAACAAATAATTTTATAATTGATTGTTATCAACGTAGTGGTGATTTAAATGATTTAAAAATAAAAGTATATCTTGATAACAAAAGATGTTACGAAGAAACTGATTATACTATTTTTAGGCAAAACGGATATGCATACGTACAGTTTGTAAAAGATTTAGAACTGAAGCAAAGTGTAATAATAGAAACAAAGACAGCTACTCCAAAAAATAATAGAGGATACTATAAGTTTCCGATCAACCTAGAAAAAAATCCTATGAATGAGAACGTGGTTGATTTTACTTTTGGAGAAGTTTTAGATCACGTCAACAGCATAGTTGATAACAATGACGACTTCACTGGTGTGTTTCCAGGAGTAGGAAATTTAAGAGATTTAGGACAAGTATCTCAATTTGGATTAAGATTTGTACAACATTCTGGACCAATTAATCTTGCATTATATAATCTTACAACAAAAGATTACAACATGCCAAAAGCTATTCAGTTTTCTGGAAACGAATATATCAAATTCAAGAGAGAATTTCTTAGAATTGCAAATGAATTAGGATTTGAAGGAAGTGATAAAGTCCATGTTGATAAGATACTTTTAGAGCTTACAAAAACAAAAAATAAAAATGATGCATTTTATTTTAGTGACATGGTACCTTTTGGTGGCGATAATATCCAAGAATATGAAATAGAAGATTCAACACAAAATATTTTTAGTTTAACAAGAAGTGTATCTTTCACTGAGCTAAATGAAAATGCTTGTCTAATATACTTAGACGAAATGCAACTAATAAAAGACAAAGATTATGCAATTAGTACAGACGGTTTTATCAACATTACAAAACCTTTGGTTGCAGGACAGAAAGTAAAGATAGTAGAATACGAAACTACTGATGGTTGTTGGATACCACCAACTCCTACAAAACTAGGTTTGTATCCTAAATATGAACCAGAAATTTATCTTGATGACACGTATATTAGTGCAGTTCCTGATAGTACAGGACCTTACAAAATTTATGGTATTGATTCTATAACAACCAAAGGATATAAAGACAAACTAGGTTGGTTCTATCCAGTGTTCACTGATGAAGTATCTGCTCAGGCTTATGATAGAGTAAATGGTGGTACAGGATTAGCCCATACGCATACTTTTAACGGTTACAACAGAGTATTCTTCATGCCAAATTCTTCTATGAATCATGCTACAGGCGATACAACTGAGTTTACCGAATGGAATGCGGCACAACCAGTCTTACAAGGGCACGACGGATCAATATGGAAATGTTTTGGTGATTATAGAGATAGACTCCTACTTGAATTTGAAAAAAGAATTTATAATAATTTAAAGCAAGATTACGATGAATCAATTGTTGACCTAGCTGATTTTATAGAATCAGACTTTAGATCAACAGGTTTTACAAGACAAAAAATTGCTAATGTAATCATAGCAGAGTTTAATACTTGGCTAGAAACAGTAGGTGTTCCTGATTATACAAAAAATGATGTATTCACAAGAGGAAATAGTTTTACTTACAATTACTCATACTTTGGCAATCCATATGATAAACCTTTGGCAGGTTTTTGGAGAGCAATTTACAAGGATCTATATAATACCGATAGACCTCATACACACCCTTGGGAATGTTTAGGTTTAAAGATCAAGCCTAGTTGGTTTGATACTGTATACGGACCTGCACCGTACACAAAAAATAACACACTGTTGTGGCAGGATTTGAGTAAAGGTATTGTTAGAGAACCTAATAAGAAGATTACGTATAGGAACAAATATAAAAATGCAGATATTTTAAAATATATTCCTGTTGATAAACAAGGAAATCTTGTTAGTCCTGCAGAAGTTGGATATGCAAGAGGAGGTTTAGATAGCACTTACGTATATGACTTTAAGTTCGGCGATGAAGGTCCAGTAGAAACTGCTTGGAGACGTAGTTCTCATTATCCTTTTGCTTTAGTTAGAGCTTGGAGTTTATTACAGCCAGCACAGTATTATGGCCTTGCTTGGGATAGAAGTAGAACTGTAAGAAATCTTGCAGGACAATTAGTTTATAAAGATACCTCTAAAAGAATAGAACTATCACAGCTGGCATTTCCTAACAGTGCATCTGAAGAAACTCGTGTGCTTACAGCTGGACTTGTAAATTATATTCAAGGTTATCTATCAGCAAATGAAACATTACAATTTAAAGAATATAAAAACAATTTACAAAGTATAGAAAATAAGATCGGATCTAAAATTGGAGGATTCACACAGAAAAATAAATTTAAATTAATACTTGATAGTAGAACACCTACCAATGAAGGAAATATTTTTATTCCTGAAGAAAACTATGAAGTTATTTTAACAAAGAGTGTGCCAACCAATGTCCTTTCTTACAGTGGAATTATAATAGAAAAACTTCCGCAAGGGTTTAAAGTAAATGGATATGATAAAGACACACCAGTCTTTAGAACATTGCCGGTGATGAAAAAGGCAAATGATCCTGTCGTTAACATCGGTGGAGTAAGTGAAAATTTCTTAACCTGGACAACCGGAAAAGTTTATGAACCAGGACAAGTTGTTAGCTTTAATAGTGTATATTACAGAGTAAAGGTTGGACATACAGCCAGTGATAATTTTAATCCTGATAATTTCCAACAGATGGCAGACCTTCCTACAGAAGGCGGAGCAAATGCTACTTTTGCAAATAGTTTTGACACAGTGCAATTTGATGTGCCGTACGGAACCGTATATACAGAAGTGCAAGATGTGGTAGATTTTATTTTAGGATACCAGCAGTACCTAAAACAAACTGGATTCTTATTTGAGACTTATAATCAAACCTTACAAGAAATAGAAGATTGGAAGTTAAGTGCCAAAGAGTATATGTTCTGGACAACACAAAACTGGGATAGTGGTGCTGTTTTAACATTAAGCCCTAGTGCTAGACAGATTGCTTTTAGTAATCCATATGCAGTTGTAGATGACATTTACAATAATTTTTATGATTATAGTTTACTCAAGGCAGACGGAAAAAGATTGCTTGCTGATTTTGCAACCACAGAACGAGACAATACCAACGACTTCGGAATATATGTAAAAAACACACAAGAAGGAATATACCATTTAAAAATTCCTACAATTCAAACAGAACATGCTATAGTTATAGACAACGAAACTGTATTCAATGATAAAATTTATACAAGACCGCAAGGTTACAGACAGGAAAGAATTAAAGTAAAAGGATACAGAAGTGATGGATGGAACGGAGGATTAAATGTTCCTGGCTTTATATTTTCTGATTCTGTAATTAATGAATGGACTCAATGGCAAGATTACAAGATAGGAGATCTTGTCAAATACAAGCAATACTATTATGTTGCAAATAGGAACATAGCAGGAGCCGATAACTTTAACGACAGTGCTTATGTACGTTTAGGAGGCAAACCTGAATCTGCATTACTTCCTAATTGGGATTACAAAGCAAAACAGTTTGAGGATTTCTACGATCTAGATTCTGATAATTTTGATGTTGAACAGCAAAAACTTGCACAGCATTTGACAGGATATCAGAAAAGGAAATATTTAGAAAATATTATTCCTGATGATGTAAGCCAGTATAAATTTTATCAAGGCATGATACAGGATAGAGGTACCAAAAATGTTCTAAATAAATTATTTGACAAATTAGGAAGTGCAAACAAAGATAGCATAGAATTCTTTGAAGAATGGGCTGTACGTGTAGGAAGATATGGCGCAACAGAAGGTGATGACACATTTGAAGTTTTACTAGACGAACAAAATTATAGATTAGAACCACAGCCAGTAGAATTGGTCGATGTAGTAAATCCTAAAGATACTTCTTTAATAATTGGTATTGATAGAAATAATGTTTATGTGAAGTCAAAAAATTATGATCATAAACCTTTACCAACAAAACATTTCAACGACGAAAACATTTTTGTTCCATCGGCAGGTTATGTTAATCCATCAGATGTGTATACCAGTGTTTTAAATTACAATGATATATTGAATCAAAATATTGATACACTGCAAGCAGGACAGTATATTTGGACAGCATTAGAAAAGAACCAAACAACTTGGTCAGTTTACAAGTATGTAGGAAGTGAATTTAAGATACAAAGTGTTGGAAAAAGTGAAAACAATGTATTTAAGATTACGCTTAATTCAGAACCTAATTTTGAAGCTGGAGATATTATCGGCATCAAAGAAGTAGGAGACGAAAACAATGGCTTCTTTACTGTTAACAAAGTAGAATTAAATGTGTTATCATGTAACTCTGTAGAAGATGTTCCTCAAACTGAGGAAGACAAATATGATGGAGAAGGATTCTTAACATATTTCAAAAAAGTAAGAGTTGCAAATTTAACCGAAGCTAACGCAAACATACAAGAATCAGATGTAACACCGTTTACTATTGTTGGCGATTTACCAACAGGACAGACTATCTGGGTTGATGATGACGATACAGGTAAATGGACAGTATTAAAAAGTAAACAGGTATATGAATTAAAGCCAAACATTATTAACACTACTGCTGGATTACTAGATAGCACACAAAAGGATTTTGGTTCTAGCGTATCGGTAACAGAAAACAACAACACAGTGGCTATTACTGCTCCTAAAGATTTAAATGGTAGTGTTTACATCTTTACTAGACCAAGTGACAATACTGAAGTAGGACTTTTACAGCAGATAGATGAACAGGCATTTTTGTATGATAGTAATGGCGGATTTGGTACAAGTGCCGCTTTGAGTCCAGACGGAAAATATCTGGCAATTGGATCACCCAATGCATCAAATGTAAAATCTAAACTTAAAGGTGATTACGTAAACACAAAAACATACGCAACTGGTGATATTGTTTTATATAGTGATCAGCTATGGAGAGCAAAACGTCCTATAGAGGCAGATGCTGTACAAAATTTCCAAAGTCACGCTTCAAATCAACAAAGTATTTCAGATGATTATGACACTACATCAAGTTCTTATCCTGAAACAGTCTTTATGATGCGTGGAAATTATGCAATGCCTAATTCTGCAACTGATCATATTTTGATACGTGCAGAAAAAGAACAATGGGAAGGTACAAAACCAGGAGACATATTAACATTAAAATGGAATCAATTCACATCATTAGCTACAGCAGGAGTACAACCTTTTAATGGCGATGCCGTTATGAACCAAAGTTTCATAAATGGACAACACGTTATTGCTGGTAAGGTTCAAATGGTTGTTGAAATTATTTCTGCATTAGCCACACCAGAAGTAGGAGATGAAATTACTACTGAAACTGCTAGAGCCAATGTTCAATATAGATTTATTGATAATGACAATAGATTAATTTTATACCTAAACAACGTTAACGGAAATTTATCAACGTCAGGCACAATAGCACAAAACAATATTACTATTGGTACTTACACAGCCATTAATAATATAAATGATAATTATCATGCAGGTTGGTGGTATATTAATGTAGGACAATCATTTAATTCAACAAATATAAAAGAAACTAAACCAAATCTTGTAGTTACAGATATTACATTAGAAGGAGGCACACCTCCAACTCCTATATTCAACAATATTTTAGATACGAAACAAAATGAAGATATAATATCTAATCCTACAAGGGTAAGTTACTATGGTGTTTTAAGTCACCAGCAAGGAGCAACTGAGATAAACATTCTTGATGATAGATGGTTTATCAGAACAGATGCAACTCAATATGCACAATTACAAGTTGGTAATAAAATTAGAACATGGATTTCGGACACTTACGTAAGCGGAACAAGGCAAGATCCTTCAGCAATAGGTCTTACATACGACTATGTAAACAACACTGAACACACAATTTTAGATAAATGGAATGGTTGGGTTGATGTTAGGCTAACTAACTTTGATTTAAATGGAGATCCGTTCTTACCTAATGTAGGAGATACAGTCACGGACACAACTACAGGATCAACTGCTGAAGTTGCTTACATACAAAGACAGTTTGCGGTTGCAAGATTTTTCCTTAAAAATAGAAATGGCACCTGGTCGAAAGGAAGTGATTTCGGCGAAGCAAGTAATGTAACATTTTTTGAAAATGATTCTACAGTACGAACTGTAGGACCTATCAATAATACCCATGTTGAAAATAATGTATCAGGTGGATTAGTAGTAATTAGAAATGCAACTAATATTGCAATACCAGCTGGAAATAGTTACGTACAGGATACAGAGTATTGGATTTATGCTTCTAGCAACATAGATGGCATAACAGATAGTGCAAATCCTCCAGGACCTTTAAATTTAGATTGGATAAGGGTATACAACATTCCGTTAAGTGCCGCAGGAGAACCAGCCGCAGAAAATATGGATGCACAAGGTGCTTTTGCAATTTACGAAAAAAGAGGATCAACATATCAATTACAAAATTATTTCACTGTGCCTAATGCCGCTTCTGGAAGGCGTTTAGGAAATAAAGTAGAGTTTAGAGAAACAGGAGCAGATTCTTACAAACTTTTTGTACATGCGAAAGGTGACGGAACTGAGCATAACCAAGGTAGAATTTATATAATTGAGAAAAACGCTACTGAAGATTGGTCTTTAGGAATTGATAGAAACTTTAGAGGCTTCCATAGAACATCAGCAACATACTTTGAAGGAGAGCTTGTTAGAGTAGGAAACGAGATTTACGAAGCAAATACAAATCTTGTACCTGGTACATTTAATCCAGCATTGTGGACACAAAAAACAAGTGGTTTGGATTTATTAGGATATGTTCCTAATGATACTAATTTTTCATTAAACACAAGCACTTTAGAACAAAACAAATTAGAAGCTTTCGGAGAAAACTTTGATGTAGATAAAAAAGGTGATGTCTTAATTGCTTCAACTATGTACACAAGCACATACGAATTAGATAGCTCTGATGGATCTCTTTTATATCCACCTGGCGAAGCAGTTGATAGTTCTTTACCAAATGTAAAAGTCGTAGTGTATAGAAGAGTAAATGACCAATATACATATAGTCAAATACTTGAACCTTTTAATCAGTTTGAAGATTTTGGTAATTCAATAGCAATTTCAAATGACGGTAAAAAAATTGCAGTAGGTGCACCTCTAAATAGCGACCTTACACCAGGCGGCGGCTGTGTATACATATATGTGCAAAATGGCACTACGTTCTCATATAGACAAACCATAAGACCGAGAGATACAAAACCTAATACTCAGTTTGGACATGAAATAGATTTTGATGGAAATACATTGGCAATTTGTTCTAGAGGAGGAGATTTAGAAACTGTAACAACATTTGATAATTCTCAAACTATCTTTGATAACAAAGCTACACAATTTAAGTTGATTGACAATGATAGCGGATTAGTAAGCATTTATGAAACAATTAATGATACTTTACTTTACGCACAGGATTTTGCTTATAATGTTGATACAGCAGATTTTGGTAACATAATGAAAGTCATGGGCAATCATGTATATTTAGGTTTACCTAAACAGCAAGTGTCTCTTACAAATAGTATAGACAGAGGTGTTGTTGCAGAATATAGAAAACCACAAGGTGTACAAAATTGGTCAGTTGCAAGAAGTCCTGTAGATCCAGTTGATGTATCAAAATTAAAAGGTGTATATCTGTTTAATAAAACAGACAACAGTCTTGTAACTTATCTAGATTATATTGATCCATTACAAGGAAAAATTTCTGGCATAGCTGATCAAGAAATAGATTTTAAAACAAGTTACGATCCTGCAAGTTACAGTGTAAGCAGTGAAGCAGGAATTGTAGCACAGGCTTTAGACTACACAGCAGAAAAATGGATAGGAAAAGTATGGTGGGATATAGGAAGTGCCAAATTCATTAATTTCCATCAAGGTGATATTATTGAGTCGACACAAAACTTTAATAAATTATTTCCTGGATCAACAGTGGACGTTTATGAATGGGTTGAATCAACCTTATTGCCAAGTGAATGGGATACACAAGCTGGTACTGAATCAGGTTTAACAAAGGGTATTAGTGGAACAACAAAATATGGTGATAACGCATATAGTGTCAGGAGAAAATACGACACAGCAACACAAACCTTTACCACTTATTACTATTATTGGGTAAAAGATAAGACAACATTACCTGCAATAGAAACAAGACGTACAAGTGGCTTTAACATTGCACAAGCTATATCAGATCCTGCAACAGCAGGCACAAGATTTTTAGCACCATTAGGATCAAATAGATTTAGTTTATATAATTGTCAAGCATTTATGCAAGATAAAAATGTAGGTGTAAGTTTTAATTGGTGGACTATAGAAAATCAAGAACAAAATACTCATAACGAATATCAAGTTATTTCCGATGGATTAGCAACAAGTATTCCTAACGCTGATATTGAACAAAAATGGTATGACAGTTTAGTAGGCTTTGATAAAAATGATAGACCTGTACCTGATATCAATTTACCAATAAGACAAAAGTATGGAAATTTGAATGAACCTAGGCAAAGTTGGTTTATTAATAAAACAGAAGCAAGAAAACAGTTTATTGAACGTGTAAACAAAACACTTAAAACTGAACTTATTGTTGATGATAAGGACTTAACTGATTTAACAAAAATAGATCCGCTACCTACAGTAGCAGAAGGAAGATTTGATACAACAAGTGATACTTTTGCTGAACTTTCCTTTGTAAGTGTAGCAAGGCTCAGAAGAGCAAGTGTTTCATTAGAAGTTGAAAATGGAAATATTATCAACGTGTTAATTAACGATGGCGGTACAGGTTATATAAATCCACCAACTTATACTATATCTGATTCACGCGGAACAGGTGCAGAAATATCTTTCAGCTTAGATGCAAACGGATCTATAAACAATGCAACAATTATTAATGCAGGACAAAATTATACTTCTAATGTTTCGATAAGCATGAGACAGTTTGGTGTCCTTGTTAAAAATGATGAAACTGTTGGAGGTAAGTGGGCTATATTCTCATGGACAGGATCAGAATGGCAAAGATCATTAACGCAAGCCTATGATGCAAATATGTACTGGAAATATATTGACTGGTATAAAGCAGGATACAATAAGTTTACACCTATTTCATATCAAATTAATTCTAGCTATGAACTTTCTGGATTAGACGATAGCATTGGCGATGTAGTCAAAATTGCTAATGTTGGTACAGGTGGCTGGTTATTACTACAGAAAAAAGATAATCAAGACACGTCAGACTATACAGTAAATTATGATACTATAGGTAGACAAAATGGAACGATAGAGTTTTTAAATTCTTTATATGACACTTCAAGTGAAAACATTGCTTACGATGGTGCAAGTTTTGATAAAATATTTTATGATACAGAGCCAGTAGAAGAATTTAGAATTGTAATCAATACAATTAAGAATAAACTGTTTATAGACGATCTTGCAAATAAATGGAACGAATTATTTTTTGCAAGTTTAAGATATGTGTTAGCTGAACAACCAAACGTAGATTGGATGTTTAAAACAAGTTTCATAAAAGCAAAACATAACATTGGTGAGTTAAAACAAAAAGTAACATTCCAAAACGATAATTTAGCAAGTTATCAAAATTACATTGAAGAAGTCAAACCATATAAAACTAAGATACGTGAATATCTAAGTTCCTATGAAAAAATTGATCCTTCTTCTTCTGTGATAACAGATTTCGATTTACCTCCGGTTTACAATGCTGATGCAGGAAAGATTATTCCGCAAAGTGTGCAAATTTTAGATGATACTATTGTATCAGGTATATCTGAAATTACAAAGTTTCCTAGTAAACATTGGGCAGACAACGTTGGTTTTGAACTTACAGATTTAACTATTGCTGATCCTGGAAGTGGTTACACAATAGCACCAGAAATTAAAATTACAGGTGGCGGCGGCACAGGAGCTCAAGCCCAAGCATTCATTGGAACAAATGGAAGACTTACATCTATTGAGGTTACCAAACCTGGAAGTGGTTATCTATCACAGCCTAAGATTGAAATTATAGGATCAATTGAAGACGGTGGAACAGCAGGTAGATTAAGTCCTGTATTAGGCAAAGGTAAAGCTAGAGCTATGCACGTGGTTTGCAAGTTTGATAGGGTAACTGGTGCGTACCTGTTTAGCCAATTAACTGAAACACAAACTTTTGTCAGTACTATTAATCAACAAATATTTGATTTGAAATGGCCTGTGCAATTGAAATCAACAAGGATTTCTGTAACGGTTGATGGATTAGATAGCTTAAGAAGTGAATATAAATTTGAAAATGTAAAAGATACTACAAAAGATCATACAAGATTTAAAGGAAGAATAACATTTACTAATCCGCTAAAAGCAGGACAAAATATTGTAGTGTCTTATGATAAGGCACCTGACTTGTTACAAGCACAGGATAGAATTAATCTTTACTATAATCCTGCAACAGGAATGTATGGTAACGACCTAGGTCAACTGTTAGACGGAATTGACTATGGAGGAGTTGAAGTAAGTAGCTACAGCTTTGGATCAGGTACTGGTTGGGATTCCGATGGTTGGTTTACAGATACATATGATACATTTGACACAGAGTTTGATGACGAAATATTCCAAATGGATGGAAGCACTGAAGTATTCACATTAAGTAAACCTCTAGCAAATGGCGTTGTGTATAATGTGTATCTAAACGGAACAAGAATTGATGATCCTAACTTTGGCACAAACGCACAAACTAACACCAATGCAGTGTTACAAAGCATAGTCGGTGCAGGCCAAACAACAATAACAATTACAAATGATGTGCAAAAATTTGTAGCAAATGATGTTGTGGTGTTTAGAAAAACAACATCTGATGGAGCGTTTTTACCTGACCCGAGATCCTATGATACAATTTTAAGTGGGGGAGATTTACAATTCTTCACAGCAAAAGGTGTTAATCCAGAAGAAATCGTTGTAGATGGAGATGGGTTTGTAACTCCAACAACATCTAAAGGACCAGAAGAACAAGTTCCAGGGCAAGTTTTAGATACTGTTGATATTAAAGTATTCCATAGACAAGGAAAAGGAGGAAGTGTCCTATCCAGTAATTCATATAACGCAGACGGAACACAGGTTGAATTTAGTTTTGGAATCCAACCACAAAACGAAGAAGGATTAATTGTACGTCTTGATGATATTATTCAAAACAAAAACACTTACAGAGTAGATTATAGACTAAAGAAAGTAAAATTTTTAAATGCTCCGGGAGCAAGTACATTTGTAAACATCATTAGCGTAAGCGGTAATGGTGAAAACATAGTTGAGTTTGAAGAATTTATAGGTGATGGATGCTCTGTACAATACGTAACTAAAGCAAGATGGTCACCAAACCTTGATTACTATGCAACAGTAGATGGTAAAGTAGTTGAATCTGTTTTAATCGCAAGCGATGATAGTGGTGCTGAAGATACAAAAGCTGTACTATTCTTTGGTAGTCCGCCAGCGGATCAAAGCGTTATTAATTTTGCAGTATACAGCAAAGCTGATAGCTTTAGTAAAATTGAAACACAAGAATTTGAAGGAGATGGTTCCACACTTAATTTCACTTTAGCTAAAACACCTTATAGTGCATTACCTAACAGCCATAACGTAATTGTAAAACAAGGAAACAGAATTTTAAATCCTGGTTACAATCAACAATTTATTGTAGAGGACGGTGTAAAAGAATACTTCTTAGAAATATGGCAACGCCCAATAGGTAGTTTTGATAATACTGATGTACTTGTCCTTTTAAACGGTAAAGTGTTATTGATTGCTACTGAATACAATATAAGACCTGCTAACAGCTCTTTGATACTTGAACCAGGTATAGGACAGCCAGGGGATAAACTAGAAGTCTTTATCAGAACAGATGGTGAATATGCTTTTGGAAGCGTTCAAGTTATCAATAATAATAACACATGGGTAGATAGTGGAAATGTATTGCAATTAAAGTCTGCACCAGGCAATGGCGAAAAACTTACTGTATACACATTTAATAAACACGATTACATGGACTTTGAAAGACTCAACTATGATGTTGTTGCGAGATCAACGTTAAGTGTTGGATCAGATGATCATATACAGTATAATCATTTAAAAGCTGGTTTGGTAAAATTAAGAAATCCAGCAATTGACGCACAGTTTGTTTGGGTAATAGTAAACGGTATATTAAAAACACCAAGTGTAGATTACAAATTGACAGATGATAAGAAATTTATTAAGTATAACGGATCATTTGCAGATAATGACGTAATTGAATTGATACAGTTTAGTGCATCAGGACCAACTGAACCTAAATTTGGATTTAGTCAATTCAAAGATATCTTGAACAGAAATATTTACAAACGATTAGGTGACATTGCACCTTTAAAACTTGCAAAAGATCTTCTTGTTACAGATAAAGAAATTGTTTTAGATGATGCAAGCACAATTAGCTCTCCTGATAAGAATAGCAGTATTCCAGGGATTGTGTTTATAAACGGTGAAAGAATTGAATTCTTAATCAGACAAGGCAACACTCTAAGACAGTTACAAAGAGCTACATTCGGCACAGGCGCACCTGAAGTTCATTTTGCAGGAAGTGATGTGTATAATCAAGGAATTCAACAGACTGCACCGTATGCTGATAAAACTATTACAAATACCCTTGTAGGAGACGGATCAACCAGTGTATTTGAGTTAGGATTTACTCCAAAATCTGTAAATGAATTTGAAATATTTGTAGCTGGTAAGCGTCTAAGAAAGACGGCAATACAGTTATTTGATGCAACAAAAGATCAGGATAGTCCAGAAGCAGATGTTAATGCTCCAGCAGAATTTTCAGTCACAGGAAATACACCATTTGTAACTTTGTTAAATACACCAGCATCGGGTGTTAAGATACAAATAATACGTAGACAGGGCACTTTATGGGCAGATCCTGGAGTTTCACTTAATGATTCGGAAAGTTTGGTAGCACGTTTCTTTAAGGCAGAAAAGGTGGAGCTACCAAAATAAATACAGTTG